TGGGCCGATCTGAAAGCTGCATCCTCAAAAGAAGAAAAAGAAAAAATAAAAAAGGAGTTCGCTGACAAAGCTCTTGCAAGGCTTAAAGAGAATCCTGCACCTGCATTGTTGCTTGCCGGTTCACTGTTCGGTGTTCAAGGTCTTATTGTCGCAGGCGTTGCAACATTCTTATATCACTCACTCGGACTTGATGCGTTAATGACTAGTGAGGGTCGCGCTGCCTTCGGACAAGATCTTTATGCAGCGGTGATGGCCAAAATTAATCCATTCTCTGATGGTAAAGTATCTGCACTATCGAATGTTGAACAGCTCGAGTTAGATGAAATTAATAAAGTGCCTCCAGGTAATAGATCGCCTGAAATGAATGAACGGGCAGCACAGTTACAACAGCAATCTGGGCAAGAAGAAGATCTAGGCCTCGGTATGGGGCTAATGGCTGAAGGAAGCTTCTCTCTTGGGCGCCACGCAGCTATGAGATTTGCTCAGGGAGCAGATCCTCTGAGGCTCGGTGGATACCGTGGTCTTGGAAATTATTTACCTGGTAAAGAGGTACTGAGACGACTACTAGGACGGTTGTCTCTGAAGCTGCAGAAGAAGCTGCTGAGGCAGCTGGTGAGAGAGTAACAAGAATTGTTATGAACGAAGCGGGTGAACTCGCGATCGAAGAAGTAATGGACGAAAGCACTGAGAAAGCTGCTAAAGAGGTTATCACAGAGGTAGCGGAAACATCAACTAAAATTTTACTTAAAAAATCACCATTCCTTATCGGTCTAGGTTTTAGTATACCGTTTGCCATCCAAAGGTTCAAGGACGGAGATATAGTAGGAGGGATGTTAGAGTTAGCTTCTGGATTAGCAGCTGCTTTACCTGGTAAAGGTACTGCGGCCGCGATCGGTATCGATACTTACGCTGCAGGTCGAGACATATATGGCGCTGTAATGGAGCCAGCAGTCGATAAGAGTCAAGTGTCTGAACTTACTCAAGCAGTCTCTGCCGCTGGATCAAACTTTACGGTAGGAGGCTCAACTACTGTTATTGATAGCTCTACTACCATAAACGCTCCACCTGGAGGCAGCCAGGGTAATATAGCAGCTGGTAGCGTGAGCGACGGATACGTGTCAAGTAAGGCCATAGCAGGCCGGCTATAAAAAAAGGGCCTTAAGGCCCTTTCCCATCTACAACTATTAATTATTCATTAGCTAGTTGTTCAAAGAACGACATACTATCATCGTCATCATCAGTAGAGGCAGCTGCCATAGTAGGCGCAGTTGGAGCTGGAGCAGCTCGTGGCGCAGGCGCAGGTACAATATCCTCAACAGACTGAGCAATACCTTCGCGATTACCTTGTGAAGCTCCTCCATCTAATCCAAGTACACGATTAAGCTTAGCCTGCAGCTCTTCGTATGACTTAAAGTTAGCAGGATTTACAAACTCCGCTAATGCGTGCTGTGACTTCCAGATAGATTCCATTTTATCGTCATCATCTAATAACGGCTCAGGACGATCAAACTCAGACTTATCGTAATTACGATAACCTTCTACTTGACGGATCTTAAGTTTAAAGTTAGCTCCTTCCCAAAGATCAAAAGGATTAACCGGTTGCTCATCTTGGAACTGCGGGTTCATCATATCGTTAATCTTGTCAAAGATCTTCTTACCGAACTTGTAGAGGAATACTTTACCTTCGTTCTCTGGTGCAGAAGGATCACTAACAACATAGATATTAGTAATGTAGTTAAGACGTCGCTTTTGCTTGCGCACGATGTCTTTGTTAGACTCAATGCCTGAGTTCCATAACATTGAGTTATGCTCTGATACTGGATCTTTTTTGCCTAGCGTGGTAAGCGAGTCCTCAATATACCATCCACCAGGTCCTTGAAAGCCATGATTAAAGACTCGTACCCATGGAAGGTCCTCTCCAACTGGAGCAGGCAGTAAACGAATAACAGCATAGCCATTACCTGCTTTATCTACAGTAGGCTTCCAGAGATTATCGCTATTGCGATCTTGGTTGTCACCAGGGCTGTTGAGTTTATTAGTCTCACTAATGAGAGACTCGAGGGAAGTTTTTCGTGCGCGTTTAAGATCTGCAAATGAAGCAGTCATATATTTCTCCGTATATGCGTAGTATAGTTAGTTTATCCAATATCAAAAACAAATAATATAATCATAATGAACATCTATTATAAGCCATATGTGACATAAAGTCAACTGGCAAATACCTTTCTCATTATCTCCTTATATACAGCTTTGTCGATATGAAGAAAGGGTTTATATTTTACTACTTTGCGCTTAACACTATCGTAACTAAAGTCATCGATAATCTTATCCCACTTGGTAGTAAAAGATAATACTATATCCATGATTGAGAATGTCTCAATCGAGATATGGCCCCCTAGAAGCTTATTCAGCAATATAGGATGGCTATTGTTATTTAGTTTAAAAAGATCGTTAAATTTAAGATCTTTCAGGTCGAGCTCGTTCTGAAGCTTCTCGCAGTCTAATCTAAAGTTGTACTTCATACTCTCTGCGTACTTAAGCCAATCGTTGTAAACTTTTTCAGATTCAGATCCTACGAGAGTACCAGACCACATATTATCATCATTAATAAAATTTGCGGTAAAGAAGTAGACGAGCTCTTTCTTCTTATATTTTCTTTCGAGTTTAGCGAAGAAAAATTTATCGCGTCTCTTAAGAAAGCTTTCGCTAGACACCCTCATCTTACCATTGTACTTAAAGAAATCATAGTCAGACTTAAAATGATTTCGAATGGCAAGATAAGTTCTATAAGCGTCGATACCTTCGTATATATTCATTAGATGGGAAGTTGTGCGGATTTTTCTTTTAAGCAGTTCAGTTCAGAAGCCTCAGCCTCTATCTTCTTCTTGATGATAGTATTGATGAGCTTTGCGCCCGTCTCTATCTCTATACCGTTCTTGTCACAATAATGTAGTATAGCGTCCATGTAGGACACGTTTCTACCCCTACGTACAATATTTTCTATCTCAGTCGAGAACGACTGCGTACTCATCAGTTCAACCATTAATTATATTCCTTTCAATGCTACACTGCTATTATATAAACTTTCCGTATCAGAGGCAACTGATGTATCTGTATTCCAGTGATAAAAATGGTGATCGTGGACAGTCTTCACATATGACATGCCTCTATCATTGCGCCACTTAGGTTTCACCTTAGATGAATGATAGTTTGTAGACCCCTCAGTAATATCATACCCGTAGGTCCATGCAAAATAACTATAACGAGCTACCTCTAGAGCGTTCTGCCATGTTGATGGCTCTCTAGGCCTATCTGATAGACCATCACAATACCATGAGAACTGACATCGATGTTTCGAGACTGTGCCAGTACTATACGACCCTTGCTTAACAACATCACAGATACTATCCGGCCAGTACTCTTCTTTTGCTCTATTGAATACAACTTGAGAGACAGCAATTTTACCTAGCTCAGATTGATTCCTAGCCTCATAATAGATATTAAGAGCTGCACAGTTGACTTGCTCTTGATCGAAAACAAGCTCTTGCTTAGGTACCGAGTATGTAATTGCAACCTCACGAACCGGATACTCCTGAACTGGTGTATCATCTGCTGGTAATACAATATTAAGAATAGCAATAAAAAATGTTTTAATAAAATCTAACATATCTAAACCTCGCACTACGCATAGTATAGTATACTAAAATAAGATTGTCAACTTCGCTTTTGTTATTCTGAATCGTTGAGTGGGTTATCTAAGATTCGCTCTATCTTCCCTTCGAGCTCATCCCTTGTCTCCCTTAGTTGCTCGTCGATTTCGCGCATACGGTCATTAAGGGTGTTCTCCATAGCGTAAACGTCGTTACGAAGGTCTCTCTGCGTCTCATTAGTAGTCTCATCAATAGTACGTACGAAAGTATCCGTCTCATCGGTATCTTCTCTAATACGATCTATATCTTCTTGCAGATTGTCGAGTAATGTGGTAATAGTGTCAAATTGAATTGAAACATCTTCCTGTAGCCCGGTAACAGTCTCAGCCTGTACTGCGAGCTGTTGGTTGATGCCGCCCATATCAGGAGCAACGTATTCGGTAACCGCCTGCTCAGCATCTAATAGTCGTTGGTATAATTCAAAACCACCCCAAAGGCCTCCAAGGATAGTTCCAAGCAAAGGGATAAGGATAAGAGCCTTTCCACCGCTTACTTTCATTTCGCCAATCTCTACTTCAGCCATATCGGCCTCCTTATTAGTACGCTTTAACTGTTCGCGGATCTAGTAGCCGCGGCACGCAATATGATGTTATAGTTGTCTTTCTTGCATCATGCAACGCAGTCTTCTCGTTCTTACTTTGTACGACTGCTGCAGCAAACTTGTTGCATTGGTAGATATCATAAAAGTACATATCCTCAGATTGTATATCGCCGTTCAAAGATACTATCAATACGAATAAATGCTTCAACATGCTTTGCTTCCTTCTTCTCAATTATGTATATATTATAGTATATACAATTCATAACATCAACTTTTAAAGTCTTTACAAAACAACGAGTTACCATTTATTTCAGATAACCATATAAAACAACAAGTTATAACCTATTGATATAGTTAGATATTAGTAATTATTGGGTATATTGTAGTCCAACAAGCTCTTGATGCCTGTTGTCAGTGCCGATCAACTGTAGCATACTGTTGCGATCATTTCGTAAGCTGCCTCCTGGCATACCTCTGTCAGTATAGAAGCTCACGTCTTGCAGCTGCCCTGTGTATTGTGCAAAGCTACTATTTCTACCCATCAAGAATACTGTTAAACTCTGGTCCGTAAATCCACCTGACTCTTGCATGTTGCTGGCGAACTCATCTAGATTTTGTTCTAGCTGCTCTTCAGACATATTAGTAGCCTGTGCGTCCGCCTTATCTGTAGTTTGTTGCTCTTGTTGACTAGGAGGTGCAACATTGAACCTTGAGAAGTCAGGTGGTGCTGTAGTAGTAAGAGCATCGGCTATTGATCCTCCGCTAGAGAAGGCTTGGTCCGTTTGACTACCAAAGTTTTGGTCTGTATTTGTTACTCCAGATGATGTTGAAGTGTCTACTATATCTTGAGTATCGGATTGCTGATTTGTAGCATTAATTGATGCAGCTGAAAATACTATGGAAGGTCCTCCGAAGCTAAAATCAAAATTAGTCTCTGCTCCAAATGTGTCTTGACCACCACTAAAAGTTTGACCTGTATCTCCCATGCTAAAATCCATTCCTGATCCCATACTACCTGAGTTTTGCTCCATCAAATCTTCAACGATGCTCTCCTCAGTAATCTGATCTACACCACTGAAGCTTTGAATCTGAGCTTCTTGCTGTGCCTGTATGGTACTATTTGAAGCAAACTCGTTGCTTGATGCTATAGATGACTGCACTAAGTTCGCACTAGACTGTATTTGGTTCATGGCAATACCTACAGCATCTACTCTTCTAGCTGCGTTCTGCCTTGGTCCTGGCCCGGGTCTAGGTCCTGCTGATGGTCTATTAGATACTGGAGACGCCTTAATAACATTATTACTAGCTACCTCAACTACATCTTCTATCATAGGTATATCTTCGAACCCATTCAAGTCATCTTGTTGCAGAAAACTTTCTTCCTCTACAGGTAAAAACTCTTCCTTCATAATCTCTTCTGCAATTTGCTTTTCTATTTCTTCTAGTTCTTGCTCAGGTGCAAATTCTTCATACGCTTCTTGTATCTCTTCGAAGCTCTCTTTCGGTAAATCGTTCTCTGCAATAAACTCTTCAAACTCCTGCTCCAGCATATCTAATTCTTGCAACATCTCAGGATCAGGTCCTCCTGCAAATCCACCAGAGGAGGTACCGTCGAAGTTGTCTAAAGGAGGACCACCATCTTGAGAGGGAGAGCCACCTTCTTGAGGAGGAGGACCACCACTGAAGTTTTCAGCCATTGAGCCATCGAAGTTATCAGGCGTAGATCCATCAAAGTTATCAGCTACCATTCCGTCAAAGTTGTCAACTACCATACCATCAAAGTTATCAAGCGGTGTACCGTCAAAAAACTCTTCAGTAGATTGACCTGTAGTCAATGTCTCTTGATATGTATCAAACGGATCAGGGCCAAAATTAAGCGAAGGATCATCAACAAAGTCGAATACATTATCACCGAAGACTTCAGTACCATCAAAAGATGCTACTGGATCAAAAATACCACACGACTGTGGATCGGTGTCACATTCATCTACAGCTACGTAGTTGGATAGATTACTATTGGATGTAGCTAGTGTGGTAATATCACCGTACTGATCTTCAAAATCACCTGTCTGTGTATTAAACTTCCATACCAT